TATGAGTGGCTCGATTCATTCGACAAGGTGTTGATCTGCTTTGACAATGACGAGGTTGGTCGCGAAGCTGCGAACAAGGTTGCCGAGTTGTTTGGCGGTAAAGCGTTGCTGTTCAGGCATAACCAACAGTACAAAGACGCTAGCGACTGGTTGGTTGATCGAGCCGAGGTTTTGTTCTCTCAGGCTTGGTTGGCATCGGAGAAGTACAAACCAGAAGGAATCGTTACTATCAGCGATATCAAAGAGCGTTTGTTAACCCCGCCAATTCCTGGGGTACCTTGGTGCTTCCCTACGCTAACAGGGCTTACCTATGGGCGACGTAAGGGTGAGTTGTATGCGTTCGGTGCCGGCGTTGGCGTTGGTAAAACTGACGTTTTCACACAGCAAATTGCCTACGATATCGAGACGCTAAACAAGAAGGTCGGCGTTATCTACCTAGAACAAAACGTGGTCGAAACAGGACAACGAGTCATGGGTAAGCTAGACCAGCGGCTCTATCATGTCCCTGATGCCGATTGGAACCGTAAGCAGTACGAGGACAGCGTTAGCCGGTTGGAAGCGCGTGAGCAGTTGTACATGATGGAGCATTTCGGTGCTATGGATTGGAAGACGATCAAGGGAATCATCAAGTACTTCAACAAGGCGTATGACATCGAGCATATCTACCTAGACCACCTTACCGCGCTATCGGCGCAGGAGCAGGATGAGCGTAGGGCGTTGGATGGCATCATGGCAGACATGGCATCGTTGGCGCAGGAGCTTGGCATCATCATCCACTTCATTAGCCACCTAACCACACCAGAGGGCAAGAGCCACGAGGAAGGCGGTCGCGTGATGGAGAAGCATTTCACAGGCAGTCGAGCTATCGCACGTTGGAGCCACTATATGTTCGGTTTGGAGCGCAACAAACAGCACACAGACCCGATTAAACGGCAGACGACAACGTTCAGGGTGTTGAAAGATCGGTTTACTGGTCGGGCAACTGGTATCAAATTTGGCTTGCAATATAACCAAAACAATGGTATACTGCGTGAAGCTGATTTAATTGAGGATGAAGCATTATGATTCAAGGTGTTTTGTTTGGGCAAGAGATGGCTAAACTCGCCGCCGATAAAGCTGGTGAGGAGTGGAAGAAACAAGCGTTGGAGTCTTTCGTTAACTACGCGAAGGCTAACAAAGAGTTTTTAACAGAGGATGTTAGGCTGAACAGCGATATAGGAATCCCACCGGATAAACGAGCATGGGGTTATATTGCAGTGGCGGCTAAGAAGCGAGGGGTAGTAACTAAGATCGGCTTTCGTTATTCAACAGACGCCGCTAGCAACCCTAGCCCTATGTCGTTGTGGCAATCCTTAATTTATGAAGGTGACGCATGATTGAGCAGGTAATCGTGGGCGCTACTGGGCTTGGCTACCTAACAGTAGGCATCCTACAATGGTCTAAAGGCGAGGGCGCTAACGGTATGATTTGGATTGGCTACGCATTTGCACAGGTGGGGTTATGGCTAAACTTGAAGTGATTAAACAGTATGGGTATAACGAGCAGGGCATTTGCATCAACCCTTTCGGTGTTAAACCCTTGTGGGTGCAGAAGATTGCTGAGCGTATTCGTTGCAGCCACGTTGTAACTACCGCAGAGGAAGCATTGTTTTGAATGACATATATCAAAAGTGGCGTGAAAGCGAAGCCTATGCCGTCCCGATGACAGAGGATGGTGTTAAGTGGTCGCAGGAGCGGTGGCGTGGCTTCAGTACGGGCTATAAACAAGCCATGAAGGACGTTATCAACTTGTTAATGATTCAACACGAGGCAGCTAGGGGTAGTCACAACTATTGGCACGTTGCGGCTAACCTAGTGAGGGTTGAGTTTTTATCGGAGGAGAAGAACACATGACAACAGTAGGAACAGCAAACGTAACGCTGGTTAAAGAGAACGAAGACGGCAGTGCTGTCTACCAATTCAACTTTCCACCAGAGGCAATGGAGGCACTCACAAGGCTAGGCATCCTCACTGCTATTCAGGCAGGGATTGATGAGGCTAAAAAGCTACACCCAGATTATAAGGAACAAGATGACCGACAAGATTAGTGGTGATGGTGTAGCCTGCGTTGATCACGACTACTTCTGGCGACCAATTGAAACAGCACCACATGGTGTTAAGTTGCAGTTGCTAAGTATTTATGGTGTAGCCTCTCATGGGTTGCTATCTCCTGCTATAATTGAAGATGGGTTCTGGATTGGCTGGACTCCGCTACCTAAACGAAGGAAAGAAAATGATTGACAACATCACCCTGTGGCACAAACGTGCTCGACCTGAGCCAACACACAAAGATTTCAATGTGCAGCTAGGCTGTCATATCGAGGAGTTTATCGAGATGATGGATGCGCTTGGCGTTGAATGGGACAACGACACCCACCTGCGCGATGCTGTTAATACATTGTCCGATTATGCTGATGCGTTGAAAAATGGCGAAAGAACTGCCACTGACGTTAATCGTAAGGAGTTGTTGGATGCGTTGGCTGACCAAGTGGTCACGGCAGTCGGTGTTGCCCATTGCGCTAAGATGGATATGGTGGCGGCTTGTCAAGAGGTTAACGACAGTAACTGGTCTAAGTTTAATTACAAGGGTTTCCCTGAGTTTGACGACAACGGTAAGATTAAGAAGGGTGAGCGTTACCGCAAACCAAACTTGGAAGGGATGTTTTGATGCAACTAATTGAACATATCGGTATATTTGAAAAAGCTGTCAGCGAAGAAGACTGCAACAAGTTAATCGAATACTACCATTATTGGGATAAACGAAGGGCTACTCATAATAGAGATAATCCTGCTGTAATGATTGAAGACAAGCAGTTATTTATCGATGCTACCAGTAACCCAGATGGTATTGATTTGTACACAGATGACCATGTTTCCGGTATAATCATACCTGCGTTGAATAATTGCTATACAGAGTATTTAAATAGCTATTCTATATTGAAGGATGGTTTAGCTCATACCTTTTTTCAGTTAAAGATGCAGAAGACATTGCCTAAACAAGGATACCATATTTGGCATTATGAAAGAGATGATAGAAAGACAACTAACAGAATAACGTCATTCTTATTGTACCTTAATGACGTAGATGGAGGTGAAACAGAGTTCTTATACCAGTCTATTCGGGTTGCTCCTAAGACGGGTACAATGATTATTTTCCCTTCTTCCTACACTCACACACATAGAGGGAACCCGCCTTTATCCGGTGAGAAATACATTGTTTCTGGTTGCTCGGAGTTCAGATGATAAAGTATACGTATTGGAAATGGGATGCTGTCCTTAGTCGTGAGCAATGTGATTTGATAATTGAAAGCACAGATTGGTCTGCCATTAAAGAAGCACAAATCGGTGACTATGAGTTGAAAACGAGTGTAAGAAAAACAGACGTTGTGTGGAGTCCAAACTTATCAGTTATCGGTTGTGTGTGTAATTCCTACGCAATCGCTGCTAATAGACTTGCTGGTTGGGATTTTGAGTTGATATACAATGAGCAAGTTCAGATGAGTAAATACAAAGATGATGGCGACTTCTACGATTGGCACATAGACGTAGCACCACCAGTCAATGAAACTCAAAGAAAACTGTCTGTTAGCATATTGTTAAATGATAACTTCGAGGGAGGAGAGTTTGATTTTGATTTGGAAAAAGATGTATTGAAGAAAGTAGGCTCTGTTCTAGTATTCCCGTCCTTTGTAAGACATAGAGTTAGACCAGTAACTAAAGGAACGAGATACACAGCAGTAAATTGGATTGTAGGAGATAAATTTCGATGAAAGATGTAACAGAAACATTAGGACAACGTGAGAACCGCTACGGTGAGTACAAAAAGGTTTCAACCACAGCCCAGTGGTTAAAAGATGTTATGCGTGGGGGCGACAGTTGGAATGGCATGGAACCCTATATGCAGGAGAGCTTGGACTTGATTGCCAACAAGCTAGCCCGTATAGTTAATGGCGACCCATTCTATGACGACAGTTGGCACGATGTAGGTGGTTATGCTAAACTAGTGGAGATTGAAATTGCGAAAGGAAAGTGATGGACTTAGTTCTCGACATCGAGACAGACAGTAAGCAGACCAAGATTTGGTTGTGCTATACCCATAACAGCGACACAAACGAGTACGTATGTCACACAACACCAGATACACTCATACCCTTGATAAACAAAGCCGACAGGCTGATCGGGCACAACTTGATC